GTTAATAAACGTGAGCCTCGAAATGAGCACTCACGAATATTATATATACATCTCTTGTAAAAGTCAATTAAGTTTTTTAGTGAAAGACATCATGCCCTTCATGAGCTGTTTAGTTCTTTCGGTGGGAGCTTCTTGAATAACTGATGGGACTACAGCTTCTAGGTATCCAATTCCTTTTTCAAATGAAATTGCACCAGTTTTAATTTCTTCAATTATAAGTTTAAAGAATGGTGCAAATCTTTTGATGACTGGTTCTGCTTCTAAAGTAATCATAAGATACTCTAGCCAGTCCTGCTTTTTCACTGAACTCATATAATATTATTCAGCTTCCCTTTTCTTCTTTCCGATGTTATATTTGGCGACAAGTTCCCAATCATTTTTATCTTTAAATGCAATAATTTTAATCTGGGAAAGAGGAGCACGAGGTTCTGTAATTTTATCTGGATTCACAATTGTAATCAAACCCCATTCTTGTAGAAGATTAATTATAGCATTTCTACGAGCATAATCATTTTCAATGATGCTAGATGGCTTACCGTCTAATGCAAATAATTCTTTAAAGTGCACAATGTAATACTTACTCTGCTTATGCAGAATATGACAGGATTGGTAGAGCACCTGTTCTTTTTTTGCTGCAACGCCGATGCGGGTAAGAGTTTCGCGGACTTTTAGGAAGTCGTCTTTTTCAGCAAGAGTGACCTCAATTAGATTTTCAACGCTCATTTCATTCACCTATAGTTGTTCTACTTTTAATAATGTTGATCTGATCGCTGCTTAATAATTTAATAGCTTCTCTTGCTCGACGTGTAGAATAGCCAAAAAATAACTTAACTGCTTCCAAATCATTTTCTTTTTGAGCTTTGAACCATTGCGCATATGGTCTTTTCATTGCCCTTACACTATTTATAAGATAGTCATACTGGGATTTCTTGTGTAAATGAAAGCCCATGTTCATCTGATTGGCTTGCATTACAGTGTCTACATAATTAGACATCGCTTTATTCACAAGATAAGGATTATAGTCCTTAAATGAATGTTCGTCTTCAAATACCTCTTTTTTGTTATGTAAAATACTAGGGATGATTTCTTTGAATAGATCTGGCATTATAATACCTCACATTCAATCATCAACTCCGTTAAGAACGCTAGAAGATTAATCTCTTGATCCGCACAGAACGCAGCCTGATACTGATACTTTGCCAATAGAATAACTGCCTGTGGTATTGTCTCTTTCTTTAAAGTCTCATAAAGGTTATCGTAGATTTCACGATAAACCAAGTTGACGTCATTATCAGAGTTATTCGCAACCCACTTTCGAATCTCAGTGAAGTTCTTTTCACCAATGAGTTTAGTAATCTCTTTAATACGAACATTATCGTTAGCTGCAAGAATACCAGTATCAATCTTACCAAAAGTAGAATACCTCTGAAGTTCATTTAGAACTCGGCGATAGTCTGGAAAGAACTTAGTAATAATTTCAGCAAGAACGGCAGGTTCATATTCGATCCCTTCATTCTTCAAAACGGTTTCAATGCGTTTCATAAACGCAGTTGCCATCTTTGCCTTCTCGCCATTCTTCAGTTTAAAATCAATTACTGCACACCGACTGTGGAGTGGTTCAATGATTCGATTCTTAAAGTTACAAGTAAATATGAAAGAACAGTTACCAGAGAACTCTTCGATCACACCACGGAAAGCTGGCTGAGTCGAATTGGGGTTTAGATAATCTGCCTCATCAATAATAATAACCTTACGACCGCCCATAAGAGAGACTGAAGAAGCAAATCCTTTAATCTTAACTCGAAGCGTATCAATACCAGACTCATCTGATCCATTGATCATAATATAGTCAGCCCCAATCTGCTCGCACATGGCACGAGCAACAGTAGTCTTACCAGTACCAGCTGTACCAGCAAGAATCATATTGGGGATTTCTTCTTTGTTTACATATTCCTGAAATGGCTTCTTTATACGATCAGGAAGGATACAATCTTCAATCGTCTTCGGTCGATATTTCTCGACCCATAACATATTCACATCATCAATCATAATATAACCTCAATTAGTTTCGGAATTACTTCTGCTCAAATACAGTTTCGTAAGTCTCCACTAGGTCATCATTTTCTGCACGAACTTCTGCAAGATTACGCTTGTGATAAGTGCGAGCCAAACGACGAGCAATCCTTGGTGGAACCTCATACTTATCTTTAAGGTCATTGTAGATCTCTTTCATAAGATCACGTTCAGCTGAGGTACGAGTTAGAGATGCGCTAATTTCATCAAAACGATCCTTAATCTCTTTCAGCTGTGTTGGGGTATATTTCTGAATCATAATTTATCTCACTTAGCAAATTTAGAAGAGGCTTGCTCAATAGCAATCCAATAGGTCAAATTCTTTGCTGCATTAGTGAACTTACTAACGCCAACCGAAGAAATTTCAACACTATATGCTCCTGGTACGACCTTCAAGTTCTCAACTTTAACAACAGCCTGGAAAGCTGTATCTGAGGTTGCACCGACAGAAACAGTAGCATCGTCAACAATCTCGCCCTTGACGTCCATCGCCCAGATGTTAATGTCACCACCATCACCATCACTCTTAATAACGATATTTGGACACTTCAGAATAGAAGCCATGTCAAATACCCACTTAAGAATTTCAGAAGTTAACTGAAACGAAACATCATAACTTGGAATATTGATGCTCTTATTTGGCGGAGCAGCAATCAAAGCTGCTGCGGTATAGCGGATACGGATATTACCAACTGACTTGAAAGAAAGAAATTCCTTCTCAAACTCAACTTCAGCGGAGCTCTTATCAATGACAGATAAGACCTTATTCAGATCATAAATTCCAAACTCATTAGGAAATGTTTCTTCGACACTGGCTTCAGCCAAGATCGCCTTATTAGAAGAAATAGTCCTCAAAGTCTTTCCTGGTTTAACAACAATACCAGAATTGATCGAAGCAAAATTCTTCAAAACACTCAATGTATTTTCACTCAATTTCATAAATTAAACTCCATAAACAAACCAAACATTATTATAACCTATTCTCGATCTAAAATCAACTCAACTTTATTTTTTAATTCTTCCAAAGAACCATTATTGTAGATGACGCCATCATTAGGTATTCCACACCATGCCCATTCACTGTAATGTACATCAGGATACTTTACCATTTGCTGAACATCTCCTGACCAATTATACAAAGAGTTAGTAAAGCAAGCATCAGCATACCAAATGGGAAATTCGTCTCTCTGAATGTGGTATACTTTACCACCTGATTCTTTAATCATTTTAATTTCATTAGGGAAACGAACATCAGCAATTACATAATTTTTATTAGGATCACATCGACGCTCAAGAGCATAAATCCAAAGGTTTGAATCAAAAGAATTTCTTCCTGCCTCAGTTCCCATTATCTGTAATGCCATTCTTGGTGAGAATGTTTTACCAAACTTCTTTGACCAGAAGTCATCTTGCGATTCTCTCCAGTTTCTAGAAGCTGGAGTATCGCCTTCTAAAAGATTACGATCCCAGCCAAAAATGACTGAGACCGAATCTTTCACACTATTAGCAAAACTTTCTTTTATGAAGTTTTTATTGATAAGAATATCGGCGACAGTACCTTTACCTGCGCCGATAAACCCAACAAGCCCGACCAGCATGTTTACAAAGCTCCAACGTATGCTGCAACTGCAGACATGTCTCCAGTAAACGCATAAGTTCCGATATGGTGAGTCTTCATCCAAGGACATAACCAGATCTTACCACCCATGTTTCTCCACCACTGGCAGAACATGTAGTCTTCAGACAAGTAACGATCAGATCCCTTACCACCATTTTCAGCTGTATCAATAACAGTATCAAAATAGGCATGGATATAACGGGAGCCGTCAAAGTTGGCTTGACCAACATGATCAGGCTTATATCGTAAGTTTGGATATTTTTCAGCAAACTGTGGAAATACTTCGCGCTTAACCATCATGAACCCAGTTCCCAATTCAAGAACTTCAAGAGGCTCACCGACGTTAAACTGCGCAGTTCCTTGTACAGCATTAAACACATAATCACCAGCAACCTTCTCAAGTTCACCTGATGTTAGTTCTGGAACTTCTGGGTTTGTGGCACGAGCAGCAATATTGCGCTTGACTGCTTCAATAATTGAAGTCCACTTAATAGACTTCTTAGGATACGGCGCACCAATAACATCCTTATCAATAGCCATTAGAGCAATGACGTCACGAGGATCAAAGTGAATATCGGAGTCAATGAAGAGTAGATGACTAAATCCTGAACGAAGGAATTCATCTACTAGATAATTACGTGCGCGAGTAATTAGAGACTCATTAAAGATGAATGAGAAGCGAACCTCAATACCATATTGAGCACATAACCCTTGGAGATCAAGGCATGACTTTGCGTACATACCATGGTTCATACCGCCATACATTGGGGTAGCCACAAAGAGTTTATTTTGACGTAGTTTATCTACGGAGATTTCTAGTTGCATATTTTATTCACTCCAGCCAAAGAAATTGTTTATAAAATTAATGATATTTTTTTGATCAGCAAAACTCTCATTTTGCATTACCTCTATATAGTCTAGTAAAAATAAAGAACTCATTATATTCGATATTTTTGTCTTACGACTATTCTTAAACTTATCGTCTTGATCATCTTTACGATCAATATGCCTCTGATCTAGAGTAGAATCAGCTGCCTTAAGAATTAGAATTTTAAACTCTTCAGTTGAGTTTGAAATTACATCAATAAACTTTTGATTGAAAAGACGGTCTCCTTCAAAAATTACATTTACGTTATCTTCTTTTAGTTTACTAATAAACTTAGCAGCATCAGGCTGTACCGCCATACTCAAACGATCAGTACCCTGAAAAGTATTGCCGTCATTTTCATACTTACCGAGGATATAGGTCTTAAGTTTTTCTGAATACATTGCATCCAAAAGTTTCTCTGGCTTCACTATCTCCCAATCACCAGCCAGTTTAATCAACTCAAACATCAGAGTCGTTTTACCAGTTGCTGGTTCACCACCCAATGCAATTATTTTTAATCCCATAAAGATTCTAGTCCTTCTAACACTGGTTTCTCATCTTCAAACGTCCAATCTAGTCTATCTATTCTACCTGAATTTAAGAAGGAAGCAAACTTATTCTCATCTATTTTATTAGTTAAAAGTTTTTTATCTAGAGTTTCCTCTCTAGATTGCCATAACACATTCCATTCAATTCCAGTCCAGCCGTCTTTTTCTACTTGCTGTATTTCTTCAGCCTGACGATCAAGATAGTATCCAAGATATCTTCCATGATGTTCTCTAAAGATTTTCTTAAAACTACAGAGACAAGTTTCCATCGTATAGAAATCAATTTGATCTCTTAAAAATGGAAATCTTATTTTCATTTCCACCAGAATATCATTTGCCGCAGCTTGTAATGAAGCGTATTCTTGTTTTGTAAGTTTGGAGTCATACCAATCTTCCTTTCCAAGTGCCATAACAAGTCCATTACGATGAGAGCGACTACCGCTATAATCATCCAACATAAGAGTGTCAGGGACAACATTAATATGTGCAGTATGATATAAAGACTGCATATAAAACCAAGTAGTGTAACGACCGAACTTATGATAGTTTTTATTAATTGCATTCCAGAGGTTGTGGAAGTTTTGATATTCATTGTCTCCATAATATCTCTCTAATATATCTTTTTGTAATTCATCTCCTATAAAATTTTGATAGGATTCAAACATTCTAGGAAGATGTCCTTTATTATATTTGGTATCGGTTTGATAGCGGAGTCTTTTATAGTTCTGAGTATTCCACCATGTTAGACGATCAATAGTTGCCAGCTCATAATCTGGGAATTCATTTTTCAATACCCAAGCAGTCGGCAAATAGTATGTATTAGCATATAACCAGCAAAGCCATATCTTCTCTTCACTGTTGTGCTCATATCTCTTATTAAGATAATTTGTCATCCATATTGCTGGATCGCAGTCTTTATATTCTAAAGACCATGCATACCAACGTATAAAGTTTTCTCGATTAGTTTGCATCAATGAATTTCGTCAATGCTAATTCAAGCATTGTGATTACTTTCTTATGAAGTTCATTTCCTTTGGCAAAGTTTGGGTCTGGAATCTTAGGGATTCCAATCAACTTACTAATACGAATAGATTTCCTAAAAACTTCTTCGCCAAATTTATCGCGGAGTTTAGTTTCATTGCTGTCGTCCATATAAAAAACAACATCAGCCCAATTGATTAAGTCAACACTTACTGGGGTTGAACGAATACCTGTTCCATCATAACCCATTTCGTCTAAAGCTGTTCTCATTTTCTTTGCTGTAATTTCTCCACCCTTAGTATCTTTTAGGGCAGCAGATTTAATTTCCCAGTCTGGCTTCATTTTCTTTAAGATGATTTCACCAGCAGCAGAACGATTGATATTACCATGACAAACAAACAAAATTTTCATTCAATCTTACCTTCTTCAAGTAACTTCTTATACACGGCATAAATCTCAACCGAGGGTTGGGTATCAATATTAATATAATTCCTAAGTATTTTTAATCTTTTTTCAATAACTTTTTTTGGATTCTTATCAAAATTTGTGAATTGATACATCTGTTCAGTTTCAAATTCATACGGTTCAAATTCTGGAAAAGTAAAGTCATTGGAATCATATATCTGTTGGGGAGTTGCTCCACTATTTAATGCCGCATTCAAAAACTCTCTGCACCAGACAAGACACGATCTCATTTCAGCTGGATAAAGAGTTCCCGGAAAGTGACGAAACTCAATTGTATTGGTTTCTTCCCACATCTGGCGAAGATTAATTCCAGCTCTAGGAGCAAAAAACCACATCCTTCCTTTCTCGGTTAGTGGCGCATGCTCTTCATAGAACTCTTTAGTCGTAGAAGCATTCATCATCGCTTTAACGCGATCTTTGGGTAACTTATACTGATGAGATTTCTTTCGACGAATGTATCTTTTATTTTCCCAAAAGTAAATTTCAGATAACTTTTCGTAATTGATAGAACTTTTATCTGGCTTGACTGGCTCGGGAATCTGCTCAACTAACCAGAATGCTTGTTCTTGATATTCAGTAATATACTTCAGTAACTTCTTACAAGATTCCAGATCATCACTAAGTCCAGGAACACGAATATGTATATGCAGATTGCTTCTATAATTTACAGTAGGTTTGGGATCAAGCATTGCGTTAATCTGAATGATATGATTTATCTGTTCTTCAACAGATGAAGTTGGTTTAGTGTTTATCTCACCACCAAACTTATATAACTCGCCAGATGGATCATTAGCAATGCCTGTGGAACTGACGCAGGTATTATCCTTATCATTCCACTTAGCACCCTCAGGAAGTTCATTGAATCTATAGCAATTGCCATATTCCAACTCAACGCCATATGTAAAAGATTCTACATCATACTGCATATTGTTTTGCTTTTTCAAGAAGTTCCAGCTGTTTTTGTTTAAAGATATTTCTATTATACCTTAAATATGCCTCAGTAGCAACTTTTTGTCGATCTTTTATCGTATAGTTTTTATACTTTTGAATTGCTTCTTTTAACTGCTTTGGAATTTCTTTCTTTGAAATATCCAGAAGGGTCATTGAAAATTCATTCATATGCTCTTGTTCAGCAACTTTCTTATTTCCCCTTACAATGTAAGGTACGCCATATCCAGCACCCTCAGAAGATACGATTCCAGTTGATTCTTTTCCACCACCAAGAACAAAGATTGCGCCCTTAAGATATTCCATTGTCTCTTCTCGAGGAGCATCAATGTGAAATATAATATTTGGATTCTTCTTCAGCTGTTCAATTATTTCCATATCCGCATCATTAACAAAACCATAATCAATTGTAGTGAAGATGTGCAGCTTAACGTCAGTTACATGTTTGGAGAACTCCTGCATGATTATATGCGGAGTCTTGCCCCTATCCCAGCGACCGATAAAGATACCATAATCTTTCGATGGAATTGCAGTTTGTTCACTATCCATATACTGAACAGAAGTGATGCCATTAAAATAGTTTCTGAATTGTTTATTCTGCCAGTCAGATACACCGCACCAGTAGATTTTATTCTTGCTAAATTTAAGTTTCGTATCTGGATTTAGTGGGGCTGAAGATTTGTGATAGTGTTCAAATACAATGCCGACCTTATACTTATCATACAAGGTAGTGAAATGCTTACATGAGTTATCAAGAACATAATCAGGTTTAACTTCATCTATGATATCAGATATTTCTTTTGCAAGCTGCTTTGTTATTTTGAGCTTTTCTTTTTTATCAATAGTGACACTTTGTATTACGCTCAGTGTATGCTGATTCGGGAACTGTGAATCAGAACCCTTCATAGTTATGTAATGAACTTCATAATCGTCAGACAAGACTTCTCTTTGAGCCTTACTGAATTTCTGTACTCCATTTAGGATTCTATCTTTTAAAGAAGGAGCAAAGACATTGTCGATGATTAGTATTTTTTCTTTATTCATTCTGTAGATCTAGGGTTTCAGTAACCAGCACACCCTCAGTAAAGAAGTTTCCGTCATATTTAACTTTGACATCTTTATTAATTTCTTCTGCTGTTATTTTACCACTAGATGCTCTAGTCATTATATCTGATGTTGATGTTATGATAACGCCATTATCAAGTTTAGAATGATAGATTGGTCGTTTACCATTACGATAATATACTAAACTTTTAGATTCAAGATGAAGTTCAATAGCTGAAATAGAAGAATTTTGCCACTCAAGCAGTGGCTCTTTTCTTTCTTCAATTGTTTTCAGAAGAAGTTCTGAATCGTTTTTTGTTTTAGTTATATAGCCATATAAATCTTTCCACTTTTCAGGAAGCTCTTGGCTCATAACTCCATTATGTACTATAGAAATATTCTCATTAGAGATTGGTTGATTGTATTCTAGATCAGAAGTCGAGTATCGGCAATGTCCGATCAAATAAAGATTTCCATTTTTATCTAACATGTCAGAAAAATTATCATTGTGTAATTGAATATCAGCAAAATAACTTGCTGGTTTTGATTCAATTATTGTTTCAATTTTTTTAGACCATTTTGGTAAAAATGACATACCAGTTGCATGCAAACCTCGAATACTAGATTCGAGGAATACACGTTTGACCAACTGAAAATCAGATATGGTTGGTTTATTTAAAACGACACCTATGATAGCGCACATTATCCGAACAGACTCTCTAGTGTTGAACTCTGTTCCTGCTTTTTATCTCTACCGCCCCAGCGCATGTCATTACCACCATTAGTCTCAAGGTAATCATACCACTCTTGAGACTCCCACATGCCTTCTGAAATACCATTCCAAAAATGTTTCCAAAGTTCATGTTCTTTGTTTAGTCGACGAGACTCTACAAACTGGTAGCGTAAATTTTCATACTCATATGAGCCAAGGTCTTTCATCTTTTCTCTAAGATAACAAACCAAACTAATTCTCTCAGAACCTTCTTCGCACTCAATAGGCGTATTGCCATGGATACATTCATGGTTATTAACCAAAAGAAGATCTCCAGGGCGAACATCAATTGCGATTCTTACTTCTGGAAGAACAAGATAAGCACCTGTATATTTTCCATTATTAGAAAGAGTAAGAAGATTACTCAAACCATCAGAGAAGTCTCCAGCATCCCGATGAGCAGCAGTCCTAAAAGTCTTATTAACAGTTACAGTCGTAAACACAGTTTCGGGAACAAGAAACCTTGAGTCAATTTGATTTGCTGCAACACGCTGTGCAGTATAGCGTTTAGGCAATAGCTGTTCAAATGCATCATTAAGAGTTTTAAGAAATGGAAACGCCATCTTAAACTTATCAAAATTGTTTTGAGTATATGAAGTTGCGCGACCATAAGGAATACGAGGATAACGATCAAACCATCCTGCGATTCCTGAGTTTACTGCATTAGCATAAGTGGTATCTGATATGAATGTTTCTTTTACCCAAAGAGCTTCTTCTTTAATTTGATCTGGAGACTTCTTAAGTACTGCTTTCAGCCAAGCATCAAAATTAAAATTATGTTTTTCAGTTTCAGAGGTTAGCCAAACGAATCCTCGATTTTCAGTTTTGGTTTTACAAAGAGCTCTTATACGATTAATATCTTTTTGATCAATGCTATAATTATCTTTACATAGAAACTTTATAAGTTCTAATTGTTCTACCGTTGCCCAATCTCGACCCTGTAATTTTTCACCTCTTGGTCCTGCAGCTAGACCACGATTCTGAGATTGTACTGCTGCATCTCGCAAACCTTCATAGGCTTGCTTTTGTTGTTCTTCTGTAAAGAAGTTTTTACGAAACTTGAAGGCAATCCGATGTTCGTCTTTAGTCTGAGCGTCAGGACAGTCAGCACAGTCAGCTGTCTTACAAGTTCCCTTCTGCTCCATACCACAATCAAATGGAAGATAGCAATCAGTATCTTCATTGATCAAAATATCATAATGGGATTCGTCTAGGAATTTGCCAAGTAGATCTTCGCAATCATATTTGGTCTTAGCGACGATAATTTTAGTCATATGAATTCTCCTGCATATACTCTATTATACTATGTTACTTATGCAAAAGTAAAATAAAAAATGGGGGCATTGCGCCCCCATATAAAACTCATAGAGTTTTTATTTGCTTAGAATTAAGCAGCCATCTTTACAGAAATGGCATTCCGATACAGTGCCTTACGAGCACGTGCATAGTGGCTACGCTCAAAATACTTAGCAAAGGCTTCCGAAGGATTGCCAATTCGATAAGCATATGTGCGAGTACCATCGCTCAACTTCACCTTATTGGTGTAGACAGCCACACCCTCATTACGGAGACGATACACAACATCAGCGACATTCTCGATCTTGAAAAGAGTACGAGCCTGACGTGAAGTCACCTGGTTACCATTTGATAGGTAATTGAACATTGAATCAATAGCAGACATATTACAAACCTCAAACAAACACCGCGCAATATAAAGATCGTAGTTTGCGGCACAATATTTACGACCTACTCAGTTATAATAACTGAATTCTATGAAATAGTCAAATCAGAATTAAGGAGTACGATTATTAAAATCGTATTCAGCCCCGACCGCACCTGTTGCACCAGATGTACTTACATCTGTTGGAATAGTATCTACACCATAAGGTGATGTATCAACTTCAGGACTAATCTTTACAGTATTATGAGCCTGAATGGCACTAGGATTAGTCGAAAGAACATTATGATGTCCTACAGTACGCTGTACGATTTCTTCTTGCGTAAGAGAAGAGGTCACAATATCAGCATGACCAATTACAGTCCGATAACCATGAGATTCAATAATTACATTTCCAGTAAGAGGATCAGTTGATGTCGTGATCTGCTGAGGAGTCGCAACATTAGGCATTGGCGTGATCTCAGGGATTGGAGGATTTACAGAAGCATCACACTTCGTATAGAAGTCCAAGAACGCAGTCTTAG